GAAACTACTTCTTCTGATTGTTTCTTTTTAAGTGCTTCTCTTACTATAGATTCAATGTCTATATCAATTTCTATTTTCATTCTTCCTCTCTTGTTAAGTAGGTATGTACTTTTTTTGTTGTAGCAACCCAATTATATTTTTGTATTAAGGGTAATAATTCATCTACATGAATACGATAATGTTTATGAATTTTAAAACCATTTTTGTCTTTTTTTCGAGTCTCATAACTAACGTTAATATTGCCTCTAGCATACCAACTGTCTATGGTATCTATATATTTTAATGTTTTACCTTTAACTTTCATTTTTCCTCCTCTCCGTATTCTTCAAACAACCAATGTTTTAACCCATAGTGAGCAATCATTAATGCATCGGCTCTACCATCTAGTAGACCTCCACGTTTACCGTGTAGCTCTGCATTCGGGTATAAGCCTTGAGCTATTTTAGCTACTTCTTTTTTGATGGCTTTACCTTTAACAGTTATACCTATATATTTCTGCCATATTTTAGGAGTAACCATATGAGTTTCTGCTGAAGGAACTAATTCAGCAATAGTAAGTATCATTCCTAAGTTTTTACCAAATCCAAAATTAGATTTAGCTGACATTCCAAACATGGAATGTACATCTTCTATCCAGATATCAAAACATTGGTCATACCCGGCACCTTCATCACCTGGTTCAATTATTTCTCCAGAATCAATTTGATCTATAAATAATTTGTTAAACCAATAATAAATATCCCTAGCTGTATTCTTTTTTAAATCTAACAGGGCAACGCTGTCTGGACTCTCTGAGTCCAGTACAGCGATTGCCCCATTAGTCCCCGGATCAATGCCTGCGATTAACATTAGATCGGAGGTTCTTCGTTACCGAATAGAGAATCTTGTGTGGGCGAGGAGTTATTACCCATAATATCAGCTGCGGAGTTTGTTGCTCCTTTAGCTTTAGAACTCTTATCAATAACTACACCTGTGTTCTTCTTAGCCCATCTATCTAATGCACCAGCTTCTTTGTTTGCCTTGATTTCTTCAGCAGTCTTACCAGACTCGGCATTTCCAAAGAATTTGCATTCGTTGACAGGTTTAGTGTCTGCTGTTTCTACCCACTGTCCGTTACCACTTCTAACTCGTTTATTCTGTAGAATTTGGTGGACTGCAACTTTAACAGGTTTATTAAGCAATGCTGTAAGTACTGGAAGTTCAGTAGGAACATCTTTACCTTGGGCAAAGTCACGTATTTTAATAACTTTCTTTTCTACTTTGCTCATATTAGCATCCAAATCTTCACCTGTTACAGTGACACATAGAGATTTACCAGTTTGATATCCTGGCAGAGGTTGCTTTTTACCTTCTTTATTGATGTAAAAAGTTTTGTTACCTTTTTCGTTACCGGATTTAATGCACCACTTATCTCTCATAGTTCCGAAGTTTCCTCCGTTCTTTTCGAGTTCAACATTTAAGAAATAAGCTCCACCAGCGCTTTGGGTTACATATGCCAGTTTAACAGTGGCGTCATATAATCCAGATTCCCAGAGAAAGCTACCTCCACCAGATCCTTCAATAGAGGGTTCTACTACGTCATCAGGAAGTTTCCATTCACTCATATAATTGTCCTTTCATAAATTAGCTTAAGTTATCATTCTTATTAGCTTCAACTCTTTGTTGCGCTACGTATTCATCTAGAATTTTGGCAAATTCTTTAACACTACATCCTGGTTTTCTTTTTAAGGTTTCTGTTATTATTTCTTGTACTACGCTAATCCCCATTTCGGTAGCAACATATACCATCCTGTTGATTTGTGTCATGCGTGATTCATTCGTAGTAATCCTGTCACGAATTTCATCACGTGCACTGTCTATACGTTCATCATTGCCTGGGTGACTCATAGTTCTCCTTTAATAATAGTCTCTAAGTTTATTAATTACATTCTGTAAATTATTATCAATATAGGTTTCTTTTGTATCCCACATATCCATAGGTGATCGCATACGTTCATGGATCGTATCTTTAGTTATTCTAGTTTGAAATACGTATTTAAATCCTAAAGCCTTCTCTTCAGGGCTAACAGTAAGTAATTTAGACTTAGCAGCAGAATCGTCTAGTTTTTCTAAAGACATCTTTTTTGTAGATATAACATTAGTAAAGAAACTTTCTATACCTACGTTCTTCAAAGCGCCTTTAACCATTACTTTAGTTTCAGTAACGAGATCGGCTTCGTTTTGAACGTCTGAAGTATGAGCTAGAAATACTACGTTTTTAGTGGATTTAGCTACTATCTGAGACATTAATATTCTCATATATTGATAGTAGTCTCCCCATGCTTGCATAGTATTCGTAGCAGGTAGGATTTTAGTACTTTCAAACATGTCCATAAGATAAGTCAGACTATCTATTACTATAGTATGTACGTTTTTCATATCTGGTTTTGTGGATTCTGCTTCTTTAAATGCTTGGTATACTTGTTGAGGATCGGTAACTGTGAACTCTTTAAATTTTGCTTTAAAGGGTAATTTTTTACCATTTTCACAATTTAAATATATTACTCCCTCAGGCTTATCTAAGGCTCGTAGACTAGCGGTTTTACCCGTGGCAGATTTGCCTGATACTAATACTAAATGATCGTTTATCATTTACCCTCCTCGAGTAGTGATTCTCTTAATAATTTTAAATAGTCGTGTCCTTCTTTACTTTTTAATGCTAAACGTTTTGTTTTATTTTTAACTTCTTCTAATTGAGCATGGAATATATTAGTTCTGCTCATAATATCTTGTCCTTTAAGATTAAGCATTTGTGCTTTACGATGTATTTTTCGTTCGTGGGATAGTGCAGAGTTATCTACGCAATTTTCGATCATATGTCGATCACATCGAACATTTTTATTTCTATTTTCTCTATTCCTATCTGCTTTATCCTGCATTTCCTCGCTATTCATTCGTCTAATTCCTATAAGCTGTACAGCAGTGAATTTTATTTTGTAATGTTCAAATACATAATCTCTAGCTGCTTTTAAATATTTGTGTCTATCTCCACTTCCTCGTGTATCGCCATTTGCTAAAGCATCTAGATCTTCTCTTGGGATAGTTTCTCCTATTTTTGAATCACGTAGGAGTTCTATTAAATCTTGTGTTTCTACGGCGTGAAGTATACTTTTAGTTCTTCTTACTATTTGCATTGTTAATTTCTTTTTCGGCATAGTAATCTCCAAATTATTTTTCTTTGTCCTGTCTTAAGATTCGAATTTGGTCTTGAAGATTTTCAATTTCTAATTCAAGTCCTTTAATTTTTTCTTCTGACGAGTCATCAAATGCGTTATCCCATTTATTAGCAGCTATATCCCATAACGAAGAAAAAGCTTTTTTAGCTTGTTCTTGTTCTTTATCTGATAGCCATATAGTCATAATGTGGATCTCCTTTTCTGATATTCTTTACTTATAGATTTAACAGTACTGTTTCTAAACTGTTCCTCAGGTAAAGGAGTTTCTAATTTACTATTAAAACTTTCTAGTTTATCTACTATATCTCCTAATGCCATATCAGCATCCACTAATACCATCCCGTATCGATAGAGATGGTTAGCTCTATTACCTGTAGTTGTATGGTTTATGAACCAGCGCTCGATATTACCTACACCAGTAGCTGTAATCTTAGCCCGCATTTCATCGGACTTTTTAGTTTCTGGTATAAATAAGGTTGCGTCAAGAATACTTCCTTGGTTGTATTCATGATGGCCTGGGTGAGAGGCCCACTTCCTAGATATATCTTTAGCAGCTTCATCTACAGGAAATGGTAACCAGTCGAATACGTTTTTCATAAATCTAGAATAGTCATAAGTACTTAATTTGATTCTATGAGATAGTGGTAATATCAATCGGAATCTATTAGTTTCTTCAGTATGTCTCTTAGTAGTAGAGATTAAGAATGTATAATCTTCTAGAAGCACTTTAGCAGTGCTTATATTGATATCGCCGTCACAATCTAAGATTAGTAGATCAAATCCGGGTATTACATTCTCACTCTTACGATGCCCATTAATAAATGAATGAGCTGTGTAATGATATCCTTCAGCGGTTGTTAGTTTATGTAATAGATTAAATGGTGGATGGTCAGTTTGATAGTCATAAGCTATGTCTCTACTGATAGCTACAGTTAGTTTATTCATATCTGTTTCTATTAGAGTTTCTCCTTTAAAGAATTCTATATCATCTAAGAATCGCTTCTTGATTATGATATTATTTCTGTATCCAAAAGACATAGCTAAGCTCATTAGTTCGTTTCGTTGACTTTCTGAGCCTTTATAGAATGGGAGTTCTTCCATCAGTTCATGCTGAGTGACCTCATTATCTACATCAGCTAGATAGTGAGCTAAACGCTCGTATGGGCCTTGTTTTCTCATCAGCTTATGGAATGCTTCTCCTGAGTCCTCAACTAGGCTAATTGCGTAGTCTAGATGGTCCTTAGTAATTTCTGGGGAGTTATCTGCATATGCATAGGCGCCTGCTAGTTTTAGTGCTTTATAGTAGCGATGATTCAGCTCGGCTTTTTGGATAGTCATATGATCTTTTAGATCATCCGCTAAATCTTCACATTTCATTTGATATTCAATTAAATGAATAGAATTTTCTTCTGACATTTGAAGAATTGTATTGATAGACCTTCTAGCAAAGCTAGCAAAAGTCTGTTGTATATCGGCGACTTCGTCAGCTAGATTTTGATCAATCATTTGGGCATACCGTTCTTGTGCGGATGCATACTTAGTTCTGTGGCTTTCGGTTGTATATCCGAATAATAATCTACGGGCATAACCAGTCTCTAGGAATTCTTTAAATTCTTCTTCTGTTCTTCCTCCATCCAGAAGTTTGGTAGGTGTACCGAACATCATTAAATTAGTTGGAGTACTGCCAGGTAATTCCTCAGATCTAACACTTTCTTGAGTATTTTTGATAAGTTTCTGTTTAATTAATCCTACGTCATATAATTCTAAGAATGCATTTAAGACATCCACGTTAGAGGATAAGTTAGAACCGACTTCATCTAATTCTAGATTCATTGAGCCTGCAGCGGCTAATAATAGTTTTTCTCGCATTTGTTTAACAGCAGGAGCAGTTCCACTGTCAAAACTGAATGCTAACTCGCCTAATTTATCAAAAGCTTTCTGGAACTCTCCTAATTGAAAGTCACATTCTTCGGGTAAACTTCTAGTAGTTTGTCCTATGTTTACTTTCCATGATGCTTTCTCCTGAGCTAGGAACTGGAGATTCTTCTCAGCTTCCTTAGGGAATACGCTATTTAGAAAGTCTTTTTTAAAATGTGCTACAAATTCGCGTTCGAGAATATTGGTAGAATGTCCTTTACCTGTACCAGATACCATTAGATTTAATACATAAGTGTTAACTGGAATAATATCTCGGTCATTAGTTTGAATATTGCACCGCATCATGGATGCTACTTTAGATAAGTAGTAGGCAGTCAGTACTCTAAAAAAATGTCGGTTTTCGTTGTTAACTTTTCTAGTCAGGATATTTACTATTCTCTCAGCAAATGGATGATATTTTTTCATTCATGTTTTCCTTTCATTTGGGCAAGTGAATCTCTGCTACACATTTGAGCTATAGAGAAATAATTTCTACCATCCGCGTAATTATCATCTACATATGGGTTCCATACGGATCTGACCATTTTTAGTGCTGCCATCTTTATTGCATAGAGATGAGCTTTATTTTCCCAGGGAGATTCTTTTGCATAATCATCCAGTGCTGTACATATTGTTGCCCAAGTACGAAAACAATCTAAAGGCGGACCATACTTTTCTTCTCTATCTTTTATTATTTCATCATCCGTCATCTCGTTATCCTTCATTTTCTGCCTCCTGTATCTCTTTTAAAAATTGTATAGCTACGTCTATTAGTATTTGTTCAATGTCGTCACTCTCTAGTACTACTTGTATATATTGTAATTTTTGATTACGGCTCAATGGCATCACTCACCTCCTTCACACGTTCAGAATCGTCATCATTGTAGCCCATGAGAGCGGTTTTAGCTCCA